AGCTGCGCTTTGCCGAGCGGCGCACCGAGACCAACAACCAGGTGGCCGACTGGGGCCTCAAGCTGATGGCACTGCAGTTCCCCGAGGACGTGATCTACAGCGAAATGGGGTTTGACCCCGACAGCATCCGCGCCCTGAAGCGTGCCCAGGCCCAGCGTAACGACCCGTACCCCAACCCCTTAAAGGTCGGCCCCGATGGCCAGCCGGTGGGCAGTAAGTCGGGCACCAACGTTAGCGTGACGCCCAGCAACGCCCCCAAGGGAGAAAGCGCGACCAGCGTGAGCCAGCCGGGAAACAATGGCGGGCGGGGGAGGGGCTGACCATGTACTGCACCTACTGCGGGGCCAGCACGCACACCGTTGCCCTGTGCCCAAAAACAGCCAATGGCAGTGCGGCACGGATGCACCTGCACTGTGGCTATTGCGGCAGCAATAAACACGACATACAGGCCTGCCCCCACACCTACAACGGCAACGCGGCGCGGGCCTGGCACCCGGACACGGTTGCGGACCATTTCAAGAGGGATTGACCATGCGCTACATCCAACACCCAAGCAACAACAAGGTATTTGGTGCACCTGCCGGGTGGGACCAGAAAGAGCTGCCATGCGGTGCGCTGCCGGTAACGGTGACCCAGGTGGATGGCAAGACCGCCATGGTGTCATTCTGGAAGCCAGACGCGGCTGACCTTGAGGCGCTTGCCAAGGGAGGATCAATTGCTCTGTGGATCTATGGCGATGTGCACCCGGTGGTGGCCGTTGGGGTTGAGCCATGAGGACGGCCACCGCGCGCGCTGCCATCAAGAGGGCCAGCCAGCAGGCGCGCAATGCCATGCAAGAGCTGGACCTGGCCACGGCTGACAGCCTGCTCAGCCTGTACACCGACGCCGCCCAGCAGGTGGCCGCTGCCATCCGGGCGCGGGTGGATGCGTCTGACATGGTGCCGGTGGTGCAGCTCAAAGACCTGTTGCGCCAGATCGAGGACGTGATTGACCAGCTGGGCAACAAGCGCGACGCCTTGCTGCTGCAGGGACTGGACAGCGCCGCCGCGCTGGGTGTACGCCCCTACACCCTGGGCGGTGTGAGTGCCACCGGCATAGCCAGCCAGTCCAGCCTGACCAGCGCAGCGGCCATGCGCATCAGCACTGAGGCGGTGCAGTTTGTGCAGCAGTTCACCGCGGCTGATGGCCTGACACTGAGCGACCGGGTTTGGCGGCTGAACCAGGGCGCCAAAGAGGTGCTGACCCGGGCCATTGGCGCGGCGGTGGTCAGCGGGTGGGATGCCAGCCGGGCAGCGGCACAGATGATGTACGGCGGCCAGACCGTGCCGCTGGACGTGCGCACTCGAGTAAGTGGCGCCAAGGCCGACGCCCTGGTGCGCCAGGCCGACCTGCTGGTGGGCGACAAAGGCGAGGTGTGGAAGGCAGACCGCGTATTCCGCACCGAGATCAACCGGGCGCACGGCACCGCGTACATGGCCGGAGCGCGGGCCACGCCCGGGTTTGCTGGGTTTCGCTTTCTGCTAAGCCCCAGGCACCCCAAGCCTGATATCTGCGACCTGCTGGCCGAGCAAAACCTATATGGCCTGGGCGCCGGGGTGTACCCCAATGCCGCCAAGTGCCCCTGGCCTGCACACCCCAACACGCTGAGCTTTGTGGAGATGGTGTTTGAAGACGAGATTTCTGAAGCCGACCGGGCGGGCAAAGAGTCTGTTACCGCCGCCATGGGCCGCATGAGCCCCGAGGTGCGCGCCGGTGTGCTGGGTGTGGAGAAGGCTGACCTGTATGACGCGGGACAGGTCAAACCCTGGATGATCCGCAGCCCACTCTATGCGGTGAAGGCCAGACTAGCCCGCAAGGTGAAAGGGTAGGTGGCTATGGATTTTGATGAACTGCTAGACATCATCAAAGAGAGCTTTGAACCCTTTCGCGCCCTGATCGTGCTGGACGACAAGGTGCTGCGCCGCTACGTCATGAGCTGGGGGCCGCAGCTGGTGCGTCGCGTCAGCAGCTGGCCAGCGGGTGACACCATCACCGACCTATGGGGCTGTGTGCAGGTGGATTACCAGGCGCTGGCCGACCTCACCGGCCACAGCCTGCCCGCTGTCATGGGCAACTTCAGGCAAGCGCAAGGCCTGCAACTGATCTACCCGGACGGCACCGTGCCCGACGCTGTGACTCAGATGCTGCGCAAGGAATACAGGAAGATCACCACGCTGTAGATCCATACACGGGCCTTCAAACCCTGCCCGGCAGGGGGGTGTACTTAACATAAGCGCTGCGCAGCCCGCTAGACCGACTCGCTGAGACATCATTGTTTGTGGCTCTAGCCCTCATTATTCAAGGGCTAATAGCTATCAATTTTGAATCAACCGAGATCGATGGCCCCCAGTGTGGCGTTGGGCACAACTTCAGCCATGGTGTTGATGGCATCGCGCACTTCTTTGAGCGTCATGCCCGGCGTAATACGGATGCACAGCACAGTGCCTCCGTTGGCTTGACCCGCCAGAACCAGCGCCTCCAGCGCGTCTGCGGGGCTGCAACCCTGCTTGGCCATGACATCACTGACTGCCTCACGCACCACGGGTTTCAAGTCGGCCAAGAAATCAAACGAGCCCTGTAAACGGGCTGTCACTTCAGCGTTGATGCTCCTGCCGTTTTCGCGGGCAGCAATGTCGATCTTGTCACGCAAATCGGGTAATAACCTCAGGCCCAGAGGCGCGATGCTGCCGGTGGGTGCTGTGGTGGTATTACGTGCTCTGGACATGGCTTGGAAGTGTAGCCAAGAAAGTTTTTGTCAAAATGGCTACATGTAGTTATGATTACAGCGCGTATTGATTCATGCGCAGCACATGAAAGGAATTGAATGGATAAACCCCTGTCAGGTACGCCAATTTCGTTGCGGTTACCCATTGATCTGAAAAAGTGGCTGCAACATCAGGCAATAGAAAACTCAAGAAGTCTGAATCGAGAAATCGTTGACAGACTGAGGGAATCTATGCAAGAGCAGCAAAAAAAAGAAACTGCAAAAAAGTCGTAGGTAAAAAAACCCGGCTGCAAACAGCCGGGTTTGTGTTTCAACTTTTTAAAGATAGAACCGAACCCATGAATCCCCGCACCGCATCAGAAAGTGAGCCACAGACGTCAGTTGTTCCAAACATTGCCGCCAGCCTGGACGAAGAAGATTCCGAGTTCGCCCGTGTCGACGCCGAGGCGGCCTACCGTGGCGTCAGTGCCCTGGTTGAAATCCTCAGCGGCTGCCAGCCTGGGTACCAGGTCACCGGCATCTTTATTCACAGCCTGCTGGTCGACGTGAGAATGCACCTTGAAAACGTGGTGGGGAGCTTGCGCGTTGGCACGGTGGAGAATACATTTCAGTCCCGCGAACTGCAATGAACCATAAGGGGCTGTAGCCCTTGATTGACTTGCCCTAAGCGCTACCTTTGCCGTAGCGCTTTTTCTTTTGGCGTTCGCCAAAATCCCCCCTTTTTTTGGCGGTCTGAAGTCTTGAAACTGTGCCCACTCGGCAATGGTGCCGTGGCGGGGTTCAGATGCATAAGCAGACCATTGTTTCCAGAGCGGCGCGGCATTTTTGCCTGAGCGCAGGGGACGTGCCCGGACGGGTGCGGTTCCTGAGCCAGGCGGTGACGCTGGCCGCAGGTGCTACGCAGAGTTGGGTGACGTTGACCCGGACGGGCCACTTCTACGACCCACGCTATGGGGATTTTGAAATCACCCAGGCCATGCTGCTGCAGATGGTCAGCAACTTTGAAACCGGTGTACTGGGCCAGCAAGTCAAGATCGACGTCGCTCACAAGCATTCGGATGGGGCTGCGGCCACCATCCTGAAGCTGGCTGTGGAAGGCAGCAAGCTGCGCGCTCTGTTGGAGTGGACACCGTTTGGTATTGACGCCGTGAAGACACGCGGCTTTGTCTACCTGAGTGCAGAGTTTCACGAAGACTGGAAGGACAACGAGACCAAGCAACCGCACGGATGTGTGCTGCTTGGCGCTGGTTTGACGATCCGCCCGGTCATCAAGCACCTGGACCCGGTGCAACTGTCTGAACACGACGATGACGGTGCGCCACGCATTGCCATCTCTCCATCCCTTCTCAAAGAACTTTCGGAGTTTTCCATGAACAAACATTTGAAGGCCTTGTTGGCCCGCCTGATCGCGCTTGGTTTTACCGAGGCCACGGCGCAGCCGCTGGTGACTGCTGCCGCCCCCAAGATCGAGGCCGCAGGTGCTGATGATGTCAAGGCCCTGGCAGTGGTGGATGAGTACGCAGCCAGCGGTGAAGCCATCGTGAATCAGTTGTCTGCCACCGGTGGCGACCCCAAACATGTGACGATCCAGCTGGCCGCGCCCGCAGTGGACGTGAACGCCGCTGTGCGTAAAGCGCTTGAAGAGCAGGCCACTGCCGCCACCAATGCCGCCACCACCCTGGCCACCAAGGTCAAGCTGTTGGCCGACACCATTGCCGAGGGTGACAAGACCCTGACGCCCGAGGGCGTGAAGAAGTTTGCCGACGACTACGCCCCGCTGGTCACTGCCGACAGCACCGATGCGCAGGTGAAGCACCTGGCCAGCCTGGCCATCAAGCAGTCGCAACAGTTGGGCGCTGCCAAGAAGCTCGCAGGCCTGGGCTACAACCCGGCCAGCGGCAATGTGCACATCACGGTGGACAGCTCCAGCAGCATCAAGGCGTTGCAGGCCACCACGGATCAGCGCCTGGGTTTGACCAACGACAAGGACAGCAAGCGCTTTTCTGCCACTGGTGGCGAGCTGCTGATGACGAACAAGGCATTTGCCGAGAAGTGCCTAGCTGAGTTTGATCGGGAAAATGGGAGCACACTGGACGCCGAGCACAAGGCGCTGGCAGGGGGTGTGGGCAGCATCAGTGATGTAGCCGTGCCCAAGATTGCTGAGCGTACTGTGCTGCGCGAAGCCCTTTACAACCTGATCAGCTTGAACCTGGTGGATGTGGGTACCGCCCAGTTTGCCAAGGTGATTGATATCAACTACAGCTACCGCGATATCACTGCAGCTGGCAGAAATGCGCTGCGGCGCTACGAGTTGCAGGCCATTCGTAAGGCTGGTGTGATCCAGACCAGCGAAGAGACCCGCCCGATTCCGCAAAAGTTGGCCATGCAGGTCAGCTCAGAACTGCAGTTGCTGATGAGTGCGGCCAGCATCGACTTCTCCCCGATTGCCGAAAACGTGCGCAACATGGCGCGCATTGTGGGTGAAGACGTGGAGCTGATCAACCTGAACGAGATTGCCGTCAGTGCCGATGAATTTGGCGCATTTGCAGTGAGCACTGAGACGCTGACCAGTGTGGTCAATGGCACCCGCCGTATTTTCCCGTTGGCTCAGTTCCCGGTGGTGATGCCCCGAAAGGTGTATGACATGAAGGGCGCGCAGCAGGGCAGCACGATGAACCCGATCACGGTGATGCTGGGTGGTAGCGCCAAGACTGAGTACTTCATCCCTGCAGACGGCAGCTCGCTGCCAGCCGGTCAGTATTGGGTGATGGACTACAACATGGGCGAAATCCAGTTTGTGACCGAAACCGGCGCCGCCTACACCCCGCCCAATGCCACGGTGCTGACGGTGGCTTACAGCAGCACCACCAACGTGAAGAAGTTCGACACCGATATGGGATCGGTGGCCACTGATGTGTTTTGGGACACCGCGCTGACCGCCATCGGGCTGCGCAAAGCGGTCATTGAAGATCAGCGCTTTTATAACCCGAACATGATTTTGATGAGTGGCACGCTCAACACCTCACTGGCTCAGGCCAAGACGTTTCAGGCTAACAGCGCTCGCGTTGCCACGGGGCTGGCGTCTGATGGCAGTGTGGGATTTGTGAAAGACATGCCAGTGTTCCGCCCACGTGCCCCTGGCAGCTTGTTTGGTGACACCCGCATTGTGGTGGGGGAGCGTGGTAACAGCCGTTTCCGCATGGTCAAGCCATGGGAGATGAGCGCGCTGCAGCAGGCCAAAGATGCTGCGGGCAACTTCATTGACGCGCAGGAAGCCTTTGGCACGCAGTGGGTGGGTAGCCACACGCCTACCCAGCTCAAGGGCGCAGCCACCAGCATGATTTTGTTCAGCACAGCCGGGCGTGTGGCCCGCGCGTAAGGGATAACCCCCGCCGCGAAGTAGCCCCCCGCCTGCCATGCGTGCAGGCGGGGTGACTGGACAAAACAAGCTGGAGCAGACCATGAAAAAAGTGATCGAGAACACGGGCAACAGCCCGATGTATGAGATGGGCAAGATGATCCCACCCGGCGAGATTGCCGTGGTGGACGTGCCCGACGAGGCCCCGACAGCTCAGCCAGATCCAGAGCCTGACCCCGATGCCGCGCTGCAAGAGCTGCTGGCGTTGTCGGTGGACAAGGTGAAGGCGTCGCTGGACGGCGTCGGCGCCGACACCTTGAAGCGCCTGCGCGAGCTGGAAGCCGCTGGCAAGGCCCGCAAGGGTGTGCTGGAAGCCATTGACGCGGCGGCCATTGCTGCTGCCGACAAGGCGCTGAACCTCAAGTCTGACCCTCTGTAAGGCTGAGTGACCATGGCCGGCACGATGTCGCTTGAAGACCTGGTGGCTGACCTGAAGCGTAGCCTGCATGACTGCGCGGCAGTGTTTAACGCCGGTGATGACGCCGACTTTGTGCGGTTTTTGCGCCAGGCGCTGCCAGACATGGGCTGGAAGCGTGCGCGCACGCTCATTGGGCAGGTAACGCTGGCCGCTGGCACGGCCAACTACAGCCTGGCAGCGGTGCCAGATTTCTACACCTACAAAACGCACCTGTGGGAACCCAACTACCACCTGCAGCCGTGGGAGCCTGGCTACCCCGGGGCCGCGCCACGGGTCAGCAGCTACAAGGACGGCGCGGGCAACTGGCTGGCCTTTGAGCCTGCACCCAGTGCGGCGCACATTGCGCTGCGGGGCAGCACGTTCAAGTTTTATTACTTTGCCCTGCATGCGCTGGGTGCTGATGCGGCTGACTGCACCGTGCACCTGGCCGACCGGGGCCTGCTGCTCTTGCGGGCGCAGGTAGAGGCCATGCTGGAGCTGACGCTGCGCAACAGCGCCAAGCCGGTGCGCCTGGGTGACGGGCTGAGCGGCACGCCGCGCAACAGCACCCCAGCAGCGCTGCATCAAACGCTGCTGGGTGTTTTTCAGGAGGCCCGGTAATGGGCGCCCAGGTATCGGGTGTGCACCAGGTGGTGTTTGCCTTGCGTGAGCATGGGGCAGACATGGACCGTGGGGTGCAGGACGAGCTAGCGGTGATCGCACAGCTTGGAGTGCGCACCATGCGGCAGAAGGCCGCCAAGGGGCCGACCAGCAATCTGGTGAACTCGGTGAAGGCTGACCAGGTAGAGCCCGCCGCGTGGGAGATCGGGCCACATGTGAATTACGCCGAGGCTGTGGAAACCGGTGTGCCAGCGGGTAAGAAGGGCCTGCCGCGTTACTTTGACCCTCAGTCAAAGAGCATTGTGGACTGGCTCAAGAGCACGGCTTTCCCTGGCCAGCACAAGGGCGGCATGGGCACCAAGGCGCTGCAGGATCAGGAAACAGAGCTGCGCGACCGCTACGAGGGCCTGGCCTGGCACGTGCGCCACTTTGGTGTGAAGGCGCACCCGTTTGTGAAACCCACTGCTGACGAGATGGAGCCGGTGCTGCTTAAACGCCTTGAACTGGCGGTGCGCCGGGTGCTGGCTGCACGGCCAAGCGCTGGAGGTGCCACAGCATGAGCCTGCCTGACTACAGCGCGGTGTTGGAGTCCATTGTGCAGAGCCTGACCGCTGCACTGCCAGACCGGTACATCGAGGACAGCCTGGTCCCGCCAGCGCTATTGCCGATTGAGCAACTGATGGCGGGCACGGTGTGTGTGGTGAGCAAGGGCGGTGGCGACTTTGCCAACTACCGAGGGCGCGAGGGCGATCTGGGAAAGATTGACGTGGCGCTGGTGTGTTTTGTACAGGTGCCAGAAAACAGCAAGCCGGTGGACGTGCAGACCGCTGAGCTAACGCTGCTGGGTGAGCTGCTTCAGTGGGTGGCCACCACGGCGGTGCCGGGGCTGGATGTGATCTACCCGGAAAACTGGTTTCAGAGCAAGCAGACCGAGCACCCGGCCGGGTGGCTGACGCTGAACCTGACAGTTAAACCTTGAATGGAGACGGACATGGCGAAAAAGACTTTGAGTGTGGACCCGACCAGCGAAGTACCGGGCACGGTGGAAAACATGGCCGGTGAGCCTGGCGAACGCCTACCCCTGCCCGAACCAGAGGGCGGCTGGCCAGCGGATGAGTTCACTGGCGTGGGTGGCCGCTATGTGCGCGACCCGCACACCGGGGTACGCAGCCCGGCCCCTGAAGTGGCTGAGTGAGCCAGCAGGAATATTTTTCTTAGGAGCACGTGATGGCATCAAAAAGTATGAAAAACCTGGCGCTGCTGGCGGTGGCGCAAACCGGCATTGGTGTGCCTGGAACCCCCGCGCCAGGCACCAATGCCATTTTGTGCCGGGGCTTCACACCCAGCCCAATTGATGGCGACTTTGTGGAGCGAGACCTGATTCGTGGCGCCAAGGGCAACTACGGCGCGTTGTTTGCCAACGAGCACCGGGTATTTGAGTTTGAGGTGGAGCTGGCAGGCAGTGGTGCAGCCGGTACCGCGCCCAAGTTTGCCCCGCTGCTGCTGGGTTGCGCCATGAGTGAAACGCTCACGGCCAGCATCAGCGCGGCTTACCAGCCGGTGGCAGATGTGGGCAGCTACCTCACGCTGTATGGCTATCTGGACGGGCTGTTGTTCAAGATGACAGATGCGCTGGGTACGGTGTCGTATGAGCTGAACTCGGGTGGCATTCCGGTGCAGAAGTTCACGTTTACCGGGGCTTACTCGGCAGCGACGGACACCACCTTCCCAACCGGGTTGGTGGTTACCGGGTTCACCAAACCGGTGACGGTGGGCAACACAAACACGCCCACCTTTACGGTGGGCGGGCAGTCGCTGGTGATGAAGTCTTTCACCCTGGATGTGGCCAACAAGATCAACTGGAAGAACTGGGTGGGAAATGCAGGCACCAAGAACACTGACCGCACGCCCGTGGCCAGCGGTGTGTTTGAGCTGCCCAGTGTGGCCACCCGGGACTGGGGCGAGACGGTGCGGCTGGGCACCGAGATGGCGCTGGTGCTGGAGCATGGCACGGTGGCGGGCAACATTTGCCGCCTGGCCGCGCCCAAGCTGCAGGTGAACGCCAAGCCCACCATCAACGACGACGATGGCACGGCCATCATCAACGTGAGCTTTGCGGTGATGCCCAACGCGGGCAATGACGAATTTGTGTGGACGTTCAAGTAACCCACACCTAACCCCCTTTTAGGAAAGAAAACCATGGCTTTCAAACTGACGCAATCGCCCACCTACAAGACCACGGTGACGGTGAATGTTCCCAACGGCTCGGGCGGATTTGACAAGAGCACGTTTGTGGCGGAGTTCAAACGCAAGACCACGGCTGAGCTGGCCGACCTGCGCAGCCTGAACCTGACCAATGACGAACTGGTGCGCAAGGTGCTGGTGGGCTGGGAGATGACTGACGAGGACACCGGCGAGGCGGTGCCGTTCAACAAGGACACGCTAGGCGCTGTGCTGGCGATTGCCCCGACACCGCTGGCCACCACGCTGGCGTATTGGGAGTCGGTGAACGGCGCACGCTCAAAAAACTAGAAGCGGCTGCACGGTGGTGGCTGGGGGCGGACAAGCCAGCCACCCAGCCGATCCAGATGGATGACGGTGTAGTCGAGGGCTTGAGGCGCATGGGGGTGAGTGAGGAAGACATTGCCAAGGAACAGGCCAAACGGGCAAAGGACGCGCCCCCGGCTGACTTTGATGTGCATGCGGACTGCTGGGAGAGCTGGCTTTTCTTTCTGAAAGTGAGCCGCCAGTGGCTGTATGTGGCGGTGCCGCAAGGCTTTGGCACAGTGCTGCGGCGTTGTAGCTTGAACTGGCCGGGCATTGAGTCGGTAGTGCGGCTGGGTGGCGTGAAGCGGGCCAAGTGGGCGGGTCTGGTGGATGACTTGATGGTGATTGAAGAAGCGGTGCTGGCGGCACAAGCTGCTGAACAACAGGGGTAAGAAACATGGGTGTGTCGCGGTCAATCGGGTCGTTGGTGGTGCGCATCGTGGCCGATGGCTTGGGTGCGTACAAGGCCGAGATGAACGCGCTGGCCGATACCACCGAGAAGGCTGCCAGCAAGATTGACAAGGGCGCCAAGGTGGTGGACACGGCCACCGGTGCTATGGGTGGTGGGCTGGGAAATGCGGCCGAGGCGGCTACGGAGCTGCATACGGCGGCGGGTTTAGCAGGTGTTGGGCTGGGGGTGTTGGCTGTCGGTGCGGCGGCCACGGCCTATGCAGCCTACAAGGGCGCGCAGGAGCAAGTTGGGTACCAAAAGGCTTTGATCCTGACGGGCAATGCTGCTGGCACCACGTCTGGGCAAATGGCTGACATGGCGCGCAACATTGGCGACCAAGCGGGCACGGTGCACGATGCGTCCACTGCGCTGACGGCCATGGCCGCCACGGGGCAGGTGGCCGGTGCCATGTTGGAGAAGTCGGCCAGGGTGGCGGCAGAAGAGCAGCGCGTGCTGGGCACCCGTGTGGATGACACTGCTAAGCGTTTTGCCGATTTGGGTGAAGACCCGGTGCGGGCCAGCATGAAGCTCAACGAGAGCATGCACTACCTGACCGCCAGCACCTACGCCCAGATCAAGGCGGCGCAAGACCTGGGCGACGAGGACCGGGCGGCTACCTTGGCGCAAGAGGCGTATGCAGATGCCACGCTGGAACGACTGGCAGCCGTGCAGGAAAACCTGGGGTATCTGGAGACAGCCTGGAAAGGGCTGCGCGGTGTAGTGCTGGGCACCTGGGACGCAATGATGGGTGCAGGCCGCGAGACCACGGTGCAGCAGAAGATTGATGCACTGAAACAGTCAGTTTTGGATGCCAAGTCCTCGGGGTCTGGTGCGGACAGCACCGGCACGTCGCTGGAGTCGCTGCAGACCCAGCTTGAGTACATGCAGCGTATTGCAGCTGGCCAGCAGTCTGCAGCGGTGCGGATGGCTGACCAAGCGAAGCGCGAAGAAAACAGTATTTCCCTTGCTGAAAGGGCGGACAAATACGCCAGCAGGCAGGTGCAGATGCAGCGCGAGATTGCAGCGGCCAAAAATCAATTGACGAATTCAAACCAGAGTGCTGCTGATTTCGCCAATTACGAGCAGGCGGTCGTGGGAATTGCCAACAAGTTCAAGGAACCTGAAAAAGCTGGGCATAGGGCCCGCGCCCCGGCGAAGGAAGTTGACGAAGCCGCCAAAGGCGTGGCGCTGTACAACGACCTGGTGGCCAAGAGCAACGGCTTCACCGCCAACTACGCCGAGCAGATGCACAGCTTGGCACTGGCCGCCAGCAAGGGCGCGCTGTCGGTGGACGAGGTGGCGCGTGCCGTGGCGATGATCAACAGCCAGCAGCCCGGTGCCGTGGCGCTGGCCAAGGCCGAAGAGGACGCGCTGGCGGCCGCCATCAAGACCATCGAAAAGAATGACGAGCTGGCCCGCTCTTATGACGATGCGCGGGTGGCTGCGGCTGAGTACCTGGACACCCTGCGCCTACAGGCCGAGCGCGAGGCGGGTGGTGTGGGCCGTGGCACGGCTTACCGAGAGGACCAGTCGGGCCTGAACAACATCGAGGACAAGTTCACCACCAAGAAGGCCAAGCTGCTGCGCGACAGTGACAAGAAGGGCGAATATTGGTATGCCCAGGAGCTGGCCCTGGCGCAAAGCACCTATGACCAAGAGGTGGCGATCTACCAAAAGAGTGTGGCCGACAAGCGCGCCGCGCAGGGCGACTGGGTGAATGGGGCCAATGAGGCGTTTGCCAATTACCTTGACTCGGCAAGGAACACCGCCAACTCGGTGGGCGACGTGTTCAGCACGGGGTTGAAAGGCAGCGAGGACTATCTGACCAACCTGTTTACCACCAGCCATGCCAGTTGGGACAGTTTGGAGCAGTCCATCGTCCAAGGCATCACCCGCATCATCGTGCAGCAGCAGATGATCAAGCCGGTGGCTGATTACCTGCAGGGCGGCATGAGCAGCGGCAGCGGGCTGGGTGGTTTGATCAGCTCGGGGTTAAACGCCATTTTTGGCGGTGGCAGCGACCCCGCTGGCGGTGCCAATATGACCAACCTGTTTGCGGATGCAATCCCTCGGGCTGGTGGTGGGCCCGTGTCGGCTAGCGGCCTGTATCGGGTGAATGAGAAAGGCCCCGAGGTGGTGAGCGTGTCGGGTAAGGACTACCTGATGATGGGCAACCAGAGTGGCAACGTGACGCCCAACAACCAGATCAGCAGCGGCGGGGGTAGCCGGGTGCAGAACAACACGGTGGTCAACAACTTCCATCTGAGCGGAACGGTAGACAAGCGCACCCAGTCGCAGATGGCATCTAACGCCGGTGCTGCTGTGCAGCGCGCTTTGGCGAGGAGTAGCTGAT